CAGCGGAAGTCGCCCATCGGCGAGCTTCGCGGTCGGTGGCGTCCAATGGTCCGAATGGGGTTCCTTGAGCCCGAAGCCCTCGGGAGCCCCGAGCGGATAGATCAGGTGTCCGCGGTCGGGGACAGGATGGCCGAAACCGCCTTGTCGTTCACAACCTTGTTGTCGAAGAACTTTACCAGGACCGCCGTGCCCCCGATGACGATGCCTACCGAGCCGCTGGTGATGGTGCCGGTGTTGATGACGGCAATCTTGTTCTCGTCGCACATCCCATCGGAGGCCACGTTGTCGAACGCGAGCCCCGCCGAAGAGGCCGTGTGCGTGTTGTAGATGCGGTTCCCGCGGATGAGCATCCGGAGCGCCGCAGCCGTCACGTGGACGAGTCCGTTGGCCGCCGTGGCTGACGCAATCATCTCGTTGAACAGGATTCGGCTCCGGAGGACAGCGGCCGTGATTTTGATGCCGTCCGTGACGTTGTGCGTTTCCGTCCCAGTCACGATGTTGCCGATGAAGGCGAAGTCGTCCGAGCCCGTCGACACCGTGATACCGATGGTCGACTTCGAGGTGGCTCCCTTCGCCCACGAGATGTAGTTCTCCTGGAACGAGATGCCGGCCGCCGTGGTCGTGATTGCCGAGGTGATACCGTTCGCGCCATCGCAGAGCAACCGAAGGCCCTGGAAGGTGCAATTGGCCTTGGCCACAGCCCAGTTGCCACCTGTCGCCGTCCACTGGAAGGTCGGGGCCGTCGACTGGTTCGGGTAGGGGACTCCGATGACGTTCGTTCCCGCCACGAGGTTGTCGAGCATATGCCCGTCGACCACGTTCTCCGAGTGGCCCGAAAGAACGATGACGTTGTCCCCGGCCCCTGAGCGGCACTCCGCCAGGCCAGCGGCCAGAGTCGGAAGGAGCTGGTCCGCAATCTGCTCCTGGTCCCCCGTCTGGACGCCCGTAGAGCGAACGTAGACCGTCTTGACCCCCGGAGGGATCATCGACGACAGCGGCGTGGTGAACGCCCCGCCGAAGGTGTCGAACCAGGGCGTGAGCTGGTAAATCGGGAGGTTTGCGGCCATGGGCTACCTCAGGCGTTCGAGAAGATGAGCGAGCGAGGATTCGAGTTGCCTCGAGTCCAGCGACCCGAGATGCCGTACTTCATCAGCTCCTGGTCGTTGTCGATCCAGGTCCGCGAGCGCGGCTTACGGCGCCACATGAACTTGAAGCCGTTTTCGGCGTCGGTGATTCCGATCCAGTTCGTGGTCGTGTTCTGCCAGTACTTGTTCGGCACCACGTCCCAGTTCTTCTTGTAGATGACGTTGGGCTGGTTGAACTGTCCCGGCTCCGCCGCCTTCTCGTTCCCCGTGACCATCGAATTCCAGACCGCCCACTGCGGGACCGGACAGACGATGCACTTGATTTCGTACCCTTCGACGATGCCGTCCTGAGAGGGGTACTGCATCACGTTCGTCTCGGCGATGATGGCCGCCGAACGCGAGGGCGACAGGGGCGTCGCCAGCGTATTCGAGAACGTTCCGCCTTGAGCGAGGGGATGCGCCGATGCCGCGAGGGCTTGGCCGTCCCCGTAGACGTACGACGTGTTCGTTGCCCTCACGAGCATGAGCGTCGAGTCGACGTCGACCGTCTTCCAGAAGCTCCGCTTGAGGCGCATCGCAGCGTCGATGATCTCCGAGTACTTCTCGTCCTCGATTGCTTCCTCGGTGACGATGTACTTCCCGGCGAAGGTGCGGGCGATGTACCGGTAGAGGTAGCCTTCCTTGATGGTCAGGGTCCCCATCTGGGCGCCTTCGGTCTTCTCCCCGATGAGGCCGCCACCAGCTACCTCGAGGTCGTCCATCCAGTTGTCTGGCATGTCGACCTCGGTGCACCACTTCGGCATCAGGCACTTGGCCTCCACGCCGTCGTTGTCGTCCGTGATGACGCTGTCGAGCGTCTTCTTGAGCCCGTGAGCAATCGTTCCAGTAAAAACTGTGCCGGCCATGGTTCTCTCCTCAGGTCCCGAGCGCGGTGAAGGGCGCTTCGCTCGTCACGTTCGCCTGTACGATGAGCGACACGTTCTTCCCGCTGAAGTCCTGTCCCACGCTCATCGAGTAGTCCACGATGCGCCAATGGAAGGTGTTGGTTGTAGCGTGACCGGTGATGTGCAGAAACGGGTCCGCCTTCGGCCGGTTCGCATTCGTCGTGTCCACCGCCAGGATGTGCTCGACGTTCTCCCCGAGGAGAGCCAGATAGGCAGCCTCGGTCGTCGCCGTGGTGTTGTCGTCGCAGTCGAGACTCCAGAGGTTGCCGAACACCGGGCAGACCCAGACGTATGACATGCGCTCGAGATTCGTCGAGTACGTGATTCCCCCAGTCGGGTAGTACGCGCTCGGATCCATTCTCCCGAGCTGGGAGTTGTAGAGAGGCCCGAAGCCCATCACGATGCCCCACGGATTGCCTGCGGTCCCAGGCGTCGCCTCGACCCCGGGACACAGATCGACGTAGCCCGTCGAGAGAAGCTCGACCGGGTCGCCTACCTCGAGCCCTACCGCCGTGCCGTTCGCGCTCGGCGAGTAAGCCGACGCGAGGCGCATGCGCTGAATCTGAGGCTGCGGCTCTCCATGGAGAGAGCGAGCAAACCGAAACCCGTACTTGTGTGAATTGTCAGCCATCGAGCTGCTCCCCGCTTGCCGCGATGCGCGGCTGCCGAAGAATTGCCATTTCCTCTTCGTCCGAAACCGGCTCGGCGAACACCGGCCCGCGGATGCCCCGCTGCGTGTCCGCGAAACCCTTGTTCTTCACCAGGGCACGCTCGTAGGTGTCCCCGATGCGTTGCCCCTGTCCGGACTGTCCGCCGTACAGGTACTCTTCCTCGTGCTCCTCTTTGGAGATGCTCATCAGCACGTGGCCGTGAGTCTCCATGGGCTTGCCGAGTTTGGCCTCGTCGAACTTCATCCGCGCGAAACGCGGGCCGTCCTCCTGCCAAGTCTCGACGACGTATCCCATGCTCTCGTAGAGCGGAACGCCGAAGTTCACGTCGTTGCCGTCCGGAAGGACGTAGACGCGATCGGGCTTCTTGTTGGCAACTGCCGTCCAGTCAATGTACTGGGAAGGTCGCGCTGCCGGGTCCCTACGGCGTGCGTTTGCTGGTCTCTTCGCTGCGGCCATGTGCTCTTTGCCTTCGTCGAGATTGCAGTCCGACGAGACTTCCTCTTGAGCACCTGGCTACCCCGCGAGGTCCGGGGAACCGTTCAGGCCTTCGGGGTGGCTCCCCTTGGACCGGATTCGGAAACGCTACAGCGACGCGGTTACCCTGTCAAGCTATTCGGAATCCGCTCCGGATAGATACGACTTCGCCCACGCCTTGAACCGCGCCGTCTTGTCCTTGATATGAGGATACTTCGCGTTGGCCATCTGCTGGAACGCCTTAGTCATTTTGACCGTACGACGCCCATCCGTCGCCGGGCGTCCAACGCTGCCCTTGGGAGAGCCACCGAGGCGATTCCGGAGTGACGTGTCCTCCTGCTTCCGACCGATGTTGAACTTCTTCCGGGCCATGTCCATTGCCTCGTCGATGAGCTCCGGCGAGATGGGGACGTTGCGCTCGATTTTGAGGGACTCGAGTTGGTGCGTCGCCCACTGGGCCGCCGCGTTGTTCGCGAAGACGTCGGCGTGGCGGGCCGTAAGCGCTTGCTGCGCGGGAGTCGGGGCCGGCCCGATGCCGTTCTCCCGATTGAACTTCTGGTACTTCGCGCGGTCTCGGCGGTCGGAAATCTCCCGAGCCTTTGCCAGGTAGTTCTGATGTTCCTGGTCTGGCATCTGGACGTTCTTGCGACGGTACTCGGCGACCTTCTCCTGGAAGTCCTTCGCGAGAAATTCCTCTTCCCGATACGTCTGCCCGATCATCTGGTCCTCGGGCGCCTGCTGCGTCTGCTGGCGCTGCTGGGTCGCGTGCTGAAGAGCGCCCTCCGTCAGGCGAGCTCGCTCCTCGGCTGCCGCAGCCCTACGCTCCGCAGCGATGCGCTGCTCGTCGGCGCGGTCCGCTGCTTCCTTCGCTTCCTTGAACCGGTTTCGCTTCTTCTCGTCGCGTGAAACGCGCGCAGCGGGAGCGACGTCGATTTCGTCCTCGTCTTCGTCGTCGATCGAAACCTCTTCGGCTCCGTCGTCGTCCTCCGGTTCGTCGGCGCGCTCTGCCGCTTGGAGGTTCGCCTTGAGGCGCGCCATGTGCGACGCCATCTCGTCTCGCTCTTCTTTGCTATTCGCCATCAGCCGTACTCCGGATCGTTGGTTGTGTCGTCAGGAACCCAGGCGTGCCCCTCTTCGTCGTGGAACTCCACCTGACAGGTCTTCTTGTTCATGCGGTAGCTGACTCTCCGCTCCTTGATATCCCGCGCCAAGTCCTCGCTCGCGATGAGGCTCCCGACGCGGAGGACCATCAGGTACTGCTGGACGCCCGGAACGGAGAGCACCGGAAGGTGCCAGGGGGACAGGCGCATCATGATGACCGTGTGCCCGATGTCCATCCCGTGGCTCTTGAGGCTCTCGAGCGCCTTCGCGCCAGCCGAGACGATGACTCCTCGGGGATGCTCCTGAAGGTTCAGTTTCTGCGTGTTCTTCGTCGCGTACAGGATGGTCGAGCCCGGAATCTTCCCGTGGCTCTCCTCCGCCTCCTGTGACTCGATTTGATGGAGCAAGACGTTGTCGAATACGGCTTGGTATCTAAAAGCCGCGTCGACAATCTTGTACTTCCAGCGCTTCGATTCGAGGAGCCGCGACAGCCCGAGTTTCCGGTCAGGGTCGCCCTCCGGCTGCATGTACTGCTCGAGCGTCTTGTTGCGCGGGTCGTCGTCGCTGAGGAATGACGCGCTCGCTCCCGGCAGCACCTCGTGGCCTGTCAGCGTCGCGCTCACTTGTCGTCTTTCTCAAGGGTCAGCACCGTCATCCGCAAAATCGACACGCGGCCGGCTTGTCCGGTGATGTTCGGATCAGTGCTTGTCTGAGAAATCTGGAACAGGGCCTTCTCTTCCTTCTCGAGCTGGGCCTTGAACGCCTTCAGCATCCGCTTCGTGTACGACGCCTGCAACCATGCGGTTCGGTTGTCATCGTTCTCTTCTGCTTCACTCATGCTACGGGTCCTCCTGGGCCTGGGGCGTTAGGGGGTGGTTTCGGTGCGCCGTTGGGCGGCATCGGGGGATGAGGCGGCGGCACTCCCGGAGGCACCCCTGGCGGCATACCGGGCTGCGGGGGTGGCGCGGGAGGCGGTCCGAACTGCGGACTGGGGGGCGGCGGCGGCCCGAGAATCTGCACCAGATCGAACCTCTTCATCGCCTCGAAGACGCCCTTGATGGCCGAATACTGAAGGGCGAGATTCGGCTGAAGGAGCGGGTTCGTCGAGACGAGCTGGAGCACCTGCATGGCCTCGCCCATCTGCTGCTCTTCGGGCACGAAGCGGAGGTCCGAGCGGATTTCGATCTTGTAGTTCCGCTGGTACATTTTCCGCGTGACCTTGAGATTGGCGGATTGTCCAACGGCGGGGAAGCCGAGCGCCTGATTCACGACGCTGACGATTTCCTCGTCCCTCAGGTACACCGAGTTGAGGAAGCTGTTGTTCATCAGAATCTGACGAAGGAAGGGGTTCGCATATCTCCTACCGAACCACGACAGTTGCTTCGTCGCCTGCTCGATGCGAGTTGAAATTCCTCGGTAGGTTTCACCGCTCTTCCCCGGCTCACCGGAGAGAACGTCAGGAGCCTGCGCGGCCTCCTGCGACCACTGACTCACCAGGTTGATGAGCTCGACCATCTGCGGGTTCGCTTGGCCAGGGTCAGGGAAAAGAATCTTGTCCCGCAGGTCCCCACCGGTCATGCCGGTGACCTTGTTCTGCCTGCCGGGGGAGAGCTCGAGCCCTTCCTTGAACTCGACATCTTCCGTCGTGATCATCGTCCGGCAATTCGACTGCGTTGCCTGGTCGATAAACTGGGAGAGCAAAGTATCGGCGGCGCGGTTGTGGTCCGCATTCACCCTGCCGTACGAGATGCCGAGGTTCCCCGCCAAGGGCTCGATGCACACCGCGTGGCTGAAGAGGTGGATGGGGTCCATCCGCGGCTGCTCGGGGGCGGCGTTCGGATCGTCCGGGTTCTCGAGCCACTGAGGCGGCTGCGGCGGCTGCTTCATGGCCTGCGAAATCTGCTGGGTCGCGGCGATCATGTGCTGGGGCCCAATCTGCCCGGCCACGTGCGCCTGAGCGAGCCTGCTGCCCACCTGCATCAGTTGATGCCCCTCCTGCGCGTGGGCGTCCTGCGCAGCCCGGAAACCCTGGAGCTCCGTCATCTGCGAATCGTACCGAACTTGGTCCTGCCAGTTCGTTTTCTCGTGAAGAGAGAACTTCAGAACCTGCTTCGTCGAGTAGTCCACGATGACCTGACAGAAGCGGTCTCTGACCTGACCCGGAATCTCGACCCAACCCTCGTACTGAAGGATGCGGTACGCGCCGTTGTCGTTGTCCGTCGGGACTTCCACGCCCTGGACTTCGGCCATCGCCTGAAGAAGGACCATATCGGGGTCCTCGTCCCATCCCGACGCTTTCCCCTCGAGCACTTCGTCCACGTGCTCCCACTCCGCGCGCTTGCCCTGGAGCTGATGCCGCTGGTACCGAAGAATCTTCACCCGGAACGGGACGTCCGAGTAGTCGGGCATCGTCGACACGTTCACGTACGGCGTGACGAACTCGTCCACCGTCAGCATCTCGTGTCGATTGAGACCAGTCGACTGGTCGTAGAAGGAGTGGCACGTGACGTCGCCGGTCACGATGTACATCAGGAGGCCCCGCTCCTGCTGGCGGGGGAAGTCGGCAATCTGCTCGCGGAGCTGCCAGTTGCCGTGAATCGTCAGGATTCGCGCTTCCTGCTTCTCTTCCTCCGTGGGCCCGACGGGGATGACCGTGTACACGTTCGACCAGTCGTCGAAGAGCTCGGACGAAAGCCTGGAGATGATGCGAAGCGTGTTGGTCAGCAGAATCGGAACGTGGGCGTTCGCCGAGTTCTCGTAGGGCCATGTCTTCTTCGGAAGCTCTCCGCAGAAGATGAGCCAGTCGTCGGCGACCCGCTTCCGCCACGCCGAACACCCGTCGTACGCTTCGTCGAAGTCGCGGATGACCTTGCTCCCCAGCTCGTCGAGGAAGGCCTGACCCTCCGACGTGGCCTCGCACTCGAGGACCATGTTCGGTACCGACAGGTCGGGAACGAAGGCCGTGTCCGATGCCGGCATGTCGTCGACTTCGATAACCGGCTCGGGGTCGTCTCCTGTGTCCACCTCGGTCATGTCGTCAGCCATCAGTGATATCCTATCTGCCGAGTTCCGCAGTTGGGGCACATTGTGTAGGCCTCGGTCATGACGAAGAAGATGTTGCCGCAAGCGCACATCCAGTAGCCCTCGTCGGCCTCCGGAAGAACCATTGCGAACCGAGCGCCCTTAACGGCTCCACATTTTGGGCAATCGATATATACCGTGCCCACCGGCGCGACGCCGACCCATGTGTGTCCGCAGTCGAGACACCGACAGTCGCCGGACAGGTGGGGAGCGTGCTCCGCTAGGAATAAGACTTCGCCCATCAGAAGCCTCCGTAGCCGTACTTGCCCCGGTTCACCTTGGGCCGGTAGCCGTCGTCATCGTCGTCCTTGCGCTCGTGCGACGGCACGCCCAAGCGGCCATGGCTCGCGAAAGCCACGGCGTAGGCCACCGAGTCGTAGGCGTGGTCCTCCCCGCCGTCCTGGGGGCACTCGGGGTCGGTCGGGTCCGTTCCGATGGATGGGATCACCTCCACAGCATGCTCGCACTGGCGGAAAAAGACGAGCCCCGGAGTGGTCGAGCCGTTCTCGTGGTCCTTCAGGCGCGTCATGATTCGGCGGGCGTTTCCGACCCGGCTCTTCTTGTCGGCCTGTACCCACGGGACGCCCATCGCGTTCATGTTGTCGGCCATGCACTTAGCATCTTGGCCGCGCTCCTCCCAGAGCTGCGTGTCCGCCGGACCGGTCAGAAGGCTCCGGCCCTTCTTCCACAGCCCCCACTTCGTCTCCCGCTTTTCGATCTCCTCCGCCACCTCGCGGTCCGTCCGCCGCTGGAACCAATACTCGTCCGTGCAGAACAGATTGTCCTCCGTGTCCATCGCCCACCAGTGCACGCAACCGGGCTTTTTGTAGCCCCAGTCCATCGACCGGAACCGCTTCCAATCCGGCGGAATGTTGAACGCCGGACAGACGTGGAGCCTCGAGTCCCAGGCGTCCGCGAAGAAGGACCCGACCGTGACCCACCAGTCGCCGTCGAGGAGGGCCGCCTTCATGTACTGCGGCGCGTTGAGGAGGCTCCGCTTGTACTGCTCGACGAAGGCCTTGTCCGGGTTGTCGTCTAGCTTGGCGGGCTTGTAGATGCGGGTCCACTTCCGCTCGATGCCGTCCGGGCTCTGGAGCGTCTTCACGAGGACCTTGTTGCCAGCACGCCACGGCTTCACGAAGTAGTCCCTCACCCAGTGGGGGTTACGCACGGTCGCGCCGCTCATCTCGTCCCGGTGCATCATCGGGTTCGACATGCTCCGGATGCGCAGCATCTTCGAAAGAACCGGGTCACTCGACCGGACGCGGAGCTTGATTTGCGTATACTGCTCCTCGTCAAATTGAACGAGTTCGTCAAATGCGAGGTGACTAAATTCACTGGAGAAATACATCTCCCACGAGTTGATGTCCTTACAGTGACCGAACTGGTACCGAAAACCACTCTTGAAGGTCCACGTGTTCTTGGCCGACGACCATTCCGCCGTCGGGTCGATGACGGGGATGATACGATGGGAGCGCGCCATCGTCTGCTCGAGCATCGGAGTCGTCCGGCGGAGGTGCAGGGCCCACCCGGTGCTTTCGCCCCACCGGAGCTTGTGAGCGTGGTTGCGGTTCCTGCATCGGTCGTCTTCGACCTTGGCCTGGATGAGCGGGTCCATCAGGAGGACGGTGGTCTTCCCCGGACCTGCTGACCCGGCCCCCAGCGCCTCGTCCGTCGTGAGAGCGTGGAACTCCGAGCCCCAGCGGCTCGGCACGTAGACGCTCTCCGGATCCACTCAGTAGCCCGAACGCTTTCGTCCGGCCGACGCCAGCTTGACCATCTTCTGCGGACCCCACTTCTTTTTCCCGATACTCGCCGCCAACCCGCCAGGGTTCTTGATGCCGGGCTCCTTGCCCAGCTTCGCCTTGAGGGTCTTGAATCGTTTTCCGCTTCCGAGCTTGGGGAGTGCCATCATCGTCCTTTGGTGAGAGCCTTCAGTTTCTTTCCGTGCTTGTTGGCCTTGGCCAGGTGCTCGTGCATCTTCTCGCGGTGATAGGACGCCGTCCGCTTGGGGAGGGTCCCGAAGTTGGCCGAGTCGTCGAATTCCTTGACGACCGCCTTCCCAATCTTCTTCTCGTTGGCGTGAAAGTAGCCCTGCTGGGCCTTGCTCTTGTGCGGCATCAGCTCTGCCTCCATTGCGCCAGGACGGCGTCGTAGGTGTACCGCTTGACCTGCCAGGGCTCCCAGTCTACGTCCGAGCTCCCACCGGTGACCGCCACGCCCTGAATGCCGGCGAGACTGAAGACGGTGAGGTTCCCATCGGATGGGTCCGATGCCGCGAAGACGTCGATGGCATCCCCGTCAACTGGGGTCGTCGGCAGCTCGATGACGACGCTCGAGGCGGGGTCTTCGATCATGACCCGCGTGTACGCCGTGGCGAGCATGGTCACCGACGTGTGGACGACGGGCCACTGTCCGGGTCCCCACACGAGCTTGCCAGCAAGGGAGGAGATGAGCTGACCGTCGGTGCCGGCCCTGAAGAACTTAAGGAGGAGCTGGAAGTCGGCGAGGAGCTTCTTGGTCGTGGGTCCGAGCTCTCGGTTGAGGTACGGCCACAGGTCGTCGAGTCCCGTGATTGCGCGGTCCCGGAGGGTCACCGCGAGCGCCGTAGGGTCGAAGTCGCTCATCGCATTCCGGCCTTGTCGAGCAAGAGAGCCGCTGACAGGAAGAAGCCCTTGTGGACGTTCCCCATGGCG